CCCTGACACAGTGTTCAAGGCTGTCGTTTGTTCTGCTACTACTGCTGTTGCTTCTGGCGCTCGCGCCATGATTGGTCAAAACTTGGCCATGATCAACAACACAGGTAACGTGAACACTGGCGACTCTGCTAACGCTTTGTTGGCTCCTAGCAATACACCTGCTACTACCGATGCGTTGCCAATTCGTGTTTTGGGCTTAGTGCCTGACACCGTTGTCACCTTGGGTTCTGCTACCTACTCTAGCATCTCTACCGCTACTGTTACCTGCTCTGCATTGCCTTTCGCACTGCCTGTTGGTACAGACGTTGGTTCACTTGCTTCTAACGGTCAGTACATCCCTTCGGGTTCGTTTGTTGATACAGCAGCCACTGCTGGTTCAACTTCATTTGTGTTAAACCAAGCCCCAATTACAGCTTTTGCTGCTAGTTCGACGATTGTGTTTGCACAGTACCCAGAGTTGCTGGTTAAGTTGAACTTCGGTCAACACCAGTATTACGCTGCCACTAGCATTGCTTAAGGAGTAATTTAAAATGGCTATTTCACGCGCACAACTACTTAAAGAACTCCTCCCCGGCTTAAATGCTTTGTTTGGTTTGGAGTACGCCCGTTACGGCGAAGAGCATAAAGAAATCTACGAAATTGAGAAATCAGAGCGTAGTTTCGAAGAAGAGACCAAGTTATCTGGTTTCTCCGCTGCTCCTGTTAAGAACGAAGGTTCTGCCATTGCTTATGACAATGCGCAAGAAGCGTTCACAGCACGCTATAACCACGAAACCATTGCTTTGGGTTTCTCGATCACCGAAGAGGCGATCGAAGACAACTTGTACGACAGCTTGTCTGCTCGCTACACCAAAGGTTTGGCTCGCGCTATGTCGTACACCAAGCAAGTCAAAGGTGCTTCTGTTCTGAACAACGGTTTCTCTGGCCTCTATGTGGGTGGCGACGGCGTTCCTCTGTTCTCTACAGCACACCCATTGGTCTCTGGTGGCACTAACAGCAACACTCCCACAACCCAAACCGATTTGAACGAGACTTCCCTTGAAGCCGCCGTTATCCAGATCGCTGCTTGGACTGATGAGCGTGGTCTGTTGATCGCCGCTAAACCACGTAAGCTGATTATTCCTCCAGCATTGCAGTTCGTTGCTACCCGCCTCTTGGAAACAAGTTTGCGCGTTGGTACAAACAACAACGACATCAATGCGTTGAAGAACAACGGCTCTATCCCAGAAGGTTATGCAATTAACCACTTCTTGACCGACAACAGCGCTTGGTTCTTGACCACAGACGTTCCAAACGGCTTGAAGATGTTCGAGCGTACTGCCCTGCAAAACAGCATGGACGGTGACTTCGATACTGGTAACGTGCGTTACAAGGCTCGTGAGCGTTACAGCTTCGGCTGGTCTGATCCTTTGGGCGTCTTCGGCTCATCTGGTTCATACTAAAAGAAAGGGGGTCAAAAGCCCCCTTTTTTTCTTTTTTGGTGTATATTCCACACATCTGGGTGATCCGTCTTTACCACCACTGCCCCAGCAGACGATGCAACGATCGGTAAAGACACTTTTGCATAAGGACTTTTGTCATGGCACGTTCCACATTTGAAGGCCCAGTACTAGCTGGCGATAACCGTTTTGGCCCACTGCGTAACGTAGGTTACATGCAGCTTGTTCAAGACACTAGCATTGTTTTAACAAACGCAACAAACGCAACTGCTGGTTACGGCGGTGTTTCTGGTCAGTTTGTTAACGGCAACGGTATTCCTAACGTAAACGCAACTGTTTACACCCCCTCTTCTAGCGTTTACCCACCTACAGCAGCCACAATCACTGCTGACACGGTTTCTACTACCACAGGTACTTTGTATCGCGGTATCGTGATGTATTTGCCTTACGGCTCTACCATCAATGACATCCTCATTGACACCAACGTAGCAATCACTTTAAGCGCCGGTACTGCTGGTACTGTGACTGGCAAGATTGGTAATAACTTTGATACCACCACATACGGCAGTATCACTACCATGAACGCTGCAACAGGCCGCAACACTGTGGCTCAAACTGGTGCTCAGTTGTTGTCTTGTCAGTCAACTAGCGGAGATGTACTTTACTCTCCAGCACAAGGTTCTGGCCCTAACAGCAACGTCTTGTCTCAAGTTGTTTTGACGATCACCATCCCCTACACAGGCGGTACAAGCGGTGTGTTGTCTACGATTACAGCAGGCACGTTCAGTATGGCAGTTCGTTATACGCAACTTGATGGCAACATCGGTAACAGCACAACTTACCCATACGGTAACTTTGACTAATCAGTCCTAGGGGCTTCGGCCCCTTGTTTTTAAACAAGGAGATTGATTATGATGCAAACCGATGTAAAAGCTGCGCACCTTGATGCAAGCGGCGTTATTTTTGCTGGGCCAACCCGTGTTAAAGGGTTCTCTATATCTCCCGGTGGCACTGCTGGAGAGGTTGAGTTTTACGATAATGCAAGTGCGGCTAGCGGCACAATTCGTTTAACATTAAATGTTTCAACAAACCAAGCCTTGGATTCTTTGGCAATTCCGGGTGAAGGTATTAAGTTCTTTAATGGTGTTTATGTTTCAATGCCCGCCAACGCGCACTTGATGGTGTACTATGGCTAGCCCCGCATGGCAACGCAAAGAAGGCAAATCCGAGAAGGGTGGCTTGAATGCCAAGGGGCGAGCCTCCGCGAAAAAGCAAGGGATGAACTTGAAACCGCCGCAACCCGAAGGCGGCTCAAGGCGCGACTCTTTCTGCGCCCGCATGGAGGGGATGAAAAAGAAATTGACATCCGCAAAGACAGCGAAAGACCCGAACTCTAGGATCAACAAAAGCCTGCGGGCTTGGAAATGCTAATGGATGCACATCTTATTTGGTCAGCAGTTTTATCCATTGTCATGGGAGCGTTTGGCTTTTTCATGCGGGAAAAACTTACCCAAGTAAAAGATATGGGCGAGGACATTAAACGTGTTGAGCGCCTTTTAAACATTACACGCGAGGAGGTAGCCCGTGATTACGTTACTCAAGCAGAAATTCAGCGCATTACTGACCACATTGACCAACGCTTCAATCGCCTTGAAGCAAAAATTGACCAGCTTATTCAAGCGGGGCGGTGATGCCAAGTAAGAGCAAAGCCCAGCATAATCTCATGGCAGGCGTAGCACACAATGCTGCGTTCGCCAAGAAGGTCGGGATCCCACAATCCGTGGGACGCGACTTTGCAGAGGCAGACAAGGGAAAGAAATTTAGCAAGGGTGGCGCAAGCTCCCAACCTAAGCAACAATCAATCAACCAGCCTAAAACCAATCATGGTGGACAGGCACTTTTTAAACAAGGTGGAACTATGGCTACGAAAATGGGCAAACCAGTAATGAAACCAGGCATGAGTACAGCTAAGGATGGCATGAAAAAGCCTACCCCTATGGCTGGCATGATGGGTATGAAAAAAGGCGGAATGGCAACAACAGGTATGGGTAGCGTTAAGACCGCTGCTCCTAGCCGCGATGGCGTTGCTTCCAAGGGTAAAACCAAAGGCAAGCAGATTGTCATGTCTGGCAATAAGGGCATGAAGTCTGGCGGCATGGCTAAGAAATATTGTTAAGGAGCCAGTCATGGCAAAAAGCAAAGTGAAACGCTACGTTAATGATGGTTACGTCACTAGCGAAGATAGCAATTATGGGATGAAAGAAGCCTATGATGATGCTCAGGCAGAATCGCGTGGCGAAGAAATCCTAAAGGGTATGCGCGACGAAGAGACTGCAACCGTTTCACGCGCTAAGCCAAAGACGGTTACCAAAGAAGAACTTGCTAAGTCAGGTTTGAGTTTGCGTGACTATATGAATCAGCAACAAGGCTTAACACGTCGTGGCGAATCTACTGCATCTACTAGGTCTGCTGCACCGAAAGCAACTGATACTGGCGATGAAACAGCGCGTTTAGCTGCCCGTATGCCAAAGCCCTCTCTAAAGTACCAAAGCCTCCAGGATCGCGAGATTGAGGCTGAGGCAAAGCGCAGGGCAGAAGGACGTACGTTTTATGGTACGAACAAGATGAAGATGCCTGAGCGTGAAGAGCGTAAACCTTTAGCATTGAAGAGTACTAAATCTGAATCTGGCTATACAGGTATGGGTTCAACAAAGTTTTCTAAGGGCGGTTCTACAGCATCCCGTCGTGCTGATGGTATTGCCATGAAGGGTAAAACCCGTGGAAAGATCTGCTAATGGCTGATATTAAATACCCTGATTCCACTCCTGTGGATGATCCTGTTTCTAAGGCTCCGCCCAAAGCGCCAGCGCCAAAGACTCCTCCCAAGCCAATCAAATATCCTGATTGGACTCCGGTGGATGAGCCTATAAAAAAGAACGCTCAGGGCGGAAAGATTTCTTCTGCGTCTAGCCGTGGTGATGGTATTGCTCAGCGTGGCAAAACCAAGGGCACTATGGTCATGTGTGGCGGTGGCTACATGAAAGGCAAAAAATGATGGCAAGTCGTGGAATGGGTGACATCAATCCCTCAAAGATGCCAGCGGGAACTAAAAAAGCCCGCAGGGATAACACTGATTTCATGCAATACGCAGAAGGCGGAAAGGTTGGCTTGTACGCTAACATTAACGCCAAGAAAAAACGTATCGCCGCAGGATCTGGTGAACGTATGCGGAAA